CAATAGATCATAATAATCATGAAGTATAAAACCCTTCCAGCGGAACCGGTTGGTTGGGAGCCTGAAACAAGCTGTAACGTTGTTCAGTCTGATTATGAGGAAGATACCGACGAAGATACAGAAAACGATGAAGGGGAACAGCAGGACACTGAAATTGAAGCGAGTGATCAGGACAGTGAACGTTCTTTTCGTTGTGGGGTCATAAAGAAAAAATTTGAAAAAAAATCCAGGAAAAGGGATATTGTAGGTATAATACTCCAAGAAGACTTATATTTTTTTCCTGAGGTATATTAAAACACATAATGGATACCGTAGCTGTTATTAAATCTCTTGAAACTCAGACTGCTAGCTTTTCTACTCTCGGTTTTACCTTTGCTGCTGCCTTTGCTTGGATGAACTTCATCCAGTGGGCCGTATCGTCTGCCCTTAAAGATAGACTTGGAAGTCCAGGTGGATACTCTCTCGGTATCACCGCCCTTGTGACATCCGTATTAGCCGTCGTGATCACGATGATTATGCAATTCATTCAACGCAACACCCTTGATCGTATTATTGTTGATACCGTATCAGAAAAATACCGATCACAGTAAGTATACCGATCACAACGTAAATAAATAGTTTGGTTTGAATAAACATACGTTTAGGAGGATCTAGAAATGGGAGGTCAATAGGTGGAGGTAACTCAGGATACAAATCCTCTTTATCCCGAATTTTAAACTTATCAGTGACACAGGTCAGTTTAAATTTCATGAAATGGTTTTGTCCTCGGAAATCGTATGGTACCAACTTGTTACAGTTGTTATAGTACCATCGAAACCGTAACTTCGTAGCTACTTTCACTGGACCTCGGTGGAAATAAAACTCTACTGCATCGTTCGCTCCCTTGAGTTCAATGAACGATTTGGTATCCGAAAACGCTATTATACGACCCATATAGAAAGGTTCAAGAACAGGTGGATAATCGATGTTGTACGTATTCGATCCGAAACTAAACGTGGCTCCATCCACATAAAGAGCTTTTTCCAAATCATCATCGTTACAGGCTACACGTATTATGAGATTGGACGGTCCAGTAAGATCAATGGCTCCAGATGTTATGTTTGACGTAAAAGGTGTATCAACGACTTGAAATCCCAGGACAGTGGCTGGTGTACCGTATATACTTTTACTCGTATAACCGTTAGATCCACTGTAGAATTGCATGGAAAAGTTTTTGGAAGCCGTATTCGAAAATGTAAGAGAGTTTGTATTACTGGTATAATAGACAACATCTATATTTGATTTCGGTGGAGCTAATGATGTTTGTAACATAGAGGCCAGAGAAGTACCATCGTAGTTACCTTCGGTCAAAATAATTGTTTTATTATCAACATCAAACTGTTTGTTACCAGTGTTAATCATGTACTGAAACGTAGGAATACGCGCCGATATGAGTTTGAGGTTTGTAATGTTATAAACAGGTGTATTTAAGGCAACTGTATAGTCGTTGGGATTAGGAAACTCTACACAATCTCGTTCACTACTGTCAACTTCGAGTATATGTTCCATTATTGATACTAGTCAATTTAATTTGTTAATGGATTGGTCGCGAGCACTCTACGAGCAACACTGAGAGCCTGGGAGGTAGCCCGAGGGTTTTCAATACCTTTCACAGTATTAATACCGTCTTGGTACAGGGGTTTTATGTACTGTTGGTAATTTCCACCGTCGGCTGGATTGACGCGACCCTGTGTATCCGTATTATCAATTCGTACCGCTGTCAAGTTACCTGGGTTATTGGTTTTTACGTTCATACGCCCAGCGTTACCTGCTCTATCGGGATTACCTCTGTTCACTGCCAAACGAAGTTCATTGGGGACTTCAGTGTACGCACCGTGAAAACTGGAAATACCTGGTGCGGGTCCATGTGTACGTCCATTGTAATTATATATGTCACCTTTATTCCTGGTGGGATCTTGTGATAACTGTAATGCACTTACTGTACTTTTAGCTGGGGCATACTGCAATCCATCGAACCGAGTAGTGTTTTCGGACCGAGCCGTAGGTCTTTTTGTCTTCTCGTAACTTTCGCGTTTGGTAGGAGCCGTGACTTCGTGGGCGCGACCTTGTACAGGTGGACGACGAGTTGGTAAAAAAGCTGTTTTAGGAGCAATTTTATGTTGAAGAAGAGCTGTTTCTTGTTGTCTTCCACCGGTGACGTCCCCGGCTGGACCTGATCGACCAGGTAAAGTTGTCAGCTTGTAAGCTCCGACATTTGGTGGTTTTACCCTGAAAAGTTGTTGGTATCCACCATAGGCTGGAACTTCTGGACCAACATTCAGACCAGGTCCTACCATCATTTTTTCTACTGGTCCGACGTTTTGCATATTACCTGAACGATACGGGTTTGAAGTTTCGGCAAGGTACGAAGGAAGACCACCTGGGTATCTGTTAGGGGTTATATCAGCAAACGTGTTACCTTCTGAATACAAATCGCCTTTTACTGCCTTTTTTTCACCTGTATACGTGTCGGTTATCCTACAATACGATTGTTCACTATTATCTTCTTTTATAGGGTGTAGATCTGCTTTAGAGGTGTATTCTTCTTTTGGTTGGCTCATGGTTTTACCCATATAAGCCATGGCCAAGATACCAGCAATTGAGATCAATTCAGCCATCTTTACAATTCGTAAATATTTTATTTACTTCGATAAGTACCTCTGCGCATACATGATGTTTTGATTGTATGCCCTGGTACTACCTGGTACAATCACGTGACTTTCTATAGCTTCGTCACAGGGCATTTTATTAAGTGGAAAAACCTGTTGTTCGTATGTGTCTATATAGACCTTTTTGAACTGAGAAGTTGATTGAGGTCTAAGTGTATCATCGAGTTCGACGAGACTGTTCGGTGCACCTTTACCTGCTCTATAAGGAGCCGTTCCGTACAACATGGTATTAGGGCGACCAAAATAGTGCAGGCTGCTTGGTTGAGGAGGAACTACAAACGTATCTGTTGCTGGATTTGTAGGCAAAGAGGATTGTTCAATGTTTAAAAGTCCAGGCTGTAATTGATAAGACATCTATTATTATAACTATTTAATATATTAATTTAAGTAGATGTCATTCTAGAACTCGAGTTTGGTAGTCCTCTACCCATTCCAGATGGATCTAAACCGGCAAAAGCTTCCAGTTGAGCTCCTCTGGTATTCGGATCACACCTCGATGGATCGTCACGACACAGTGGTCTGTTCTTCTTGCCGTAGCACCATTCAGCAAAAGCAGTCTGATCACCTGGTATACTGCTTACTGGAGCTGAAATAAACTGTCGAGCTGCTGCTCGGCGCTGATATTCTGGTAAAGCACTTCGTGATCGAGTATTGCTTATAGGGAAGGTGTTGTCTACATATTTTCGTACATCATCTTGTACATCTTCATATAAACATGCTTCTAAACGATTAGGCTGATCTTTATAATCACTTAAAAGTACGTTGGCCATCGGATTGTTTTGGGATGGTCTTTGACATAACTGATCTTCACCTGAAAAGTATTCTTTTATGATTTTACCCCTGTACATAATGAATAATATAGACAATGTAAATATTACGAGAATAGGAATTCTGTTATCTTTTTTTATGACGTATAACAATATCCCGCTATATATAACAAATCTCGATGTTGCATTTACTCTCTCTGCACTACTCTGAGTTTTGGAAGGCCAGAATGAGAATAATTTATCTGATCTTATAAGATGTCGAGGGTCATCGAACCAGACACGTTCACTCATTTATTATATTACTATTGTGTTAGTTTTTTTTCACCCATCATGCCACCCAGCGAGGATATAAGTCCAGACATACCGGACATGAGCGTTTTTTCATCGAATGTACCGTCACCGTTTTGCATGCTTAGGGCACACTTATTTGCCACATCTTCTATAGCCGAAAGTGTTTCCTGAGGAATTGAGGTGATGGTGGTTCCGAGGAGGTACAATGTCTGTATATATTGCCAGATAGCATCCTTCGTGTTTTCTGACAAATCATCAGACCAAAACTTGAGAAGGTCTATACCCATAACCTTTTCCATCTCCAGGAAGAAGTCTGTATTTTTTTGCATAATTTTATCGGCTGATGTTGATGCACCTTTCATGTACAAATCAATACATTTACGAGGATTGCTTTTACGAAGCAGTTCAAACGAAGTCGAGTACTTTTTCACACTGGGTTCCTCTGGAAAAGTACGCGAGAGTTCACTGAGAAATTGTTCCATCATATCGCACCAAGCTGTAATAGAAGACATTTGTTATGACTTTTTATAGTACACAATCTTTAAGTTTAAAAAGGTTCTGATGAAATGGTTTCACGCGTGGCAGTTCCCACGTGAACAATAAAATATACCATGATGGCATTCAAAATAGCAGGTTTTATGTACACACTGTTATCTTGTGGTGGTATACCATTCATAGCATCTTTTCCGTACATGTAAGAGTATGTTATAACAGCAGCGGCTAAAGAGGCGTATATCGGGTTTCGAAAGTTGTCCATGTTATTACTCTATAATTGAGTTTTCTTTTTTTCATCTGGCGCAGCACCGAAGAGAACACTGTCATCAGGTTCTTCCTTAGGAGGTTCCTGTACCTTGACTTGAATGTCTTTGGTTTGTTCCTCTTCTGGTTCTTGAGGTTGTTCTTCTGGTTCTTCTTCGACTTTGAAAGGTTCAGGTTCGATGATTTCGGGTTCTATTGGTTCAAGTGTTTCGATATCGTCTATGTCCGATTGTGAAATATAGGTTTTCAAAATTTCCTGTATAGGAACCAATTCTTTGATTGTGTCATCGATACACTTCCTGAAAC